GTCAGACTACAAGACGTGCTCGATCCCGCCGAGGTCTACGCCGGCCAGATCGTCCGGGCCAACATCCTGCCCTTCTCGTGGACGAATTCCGGCAAGAAAGGGATTTCTTTCGGGCTCAACCACATCCAACTGATCAAGAAAGACGCCCCGCGCATCGATGGCCGCGCCGCGGCCAATAAAGTCTTCGAGACGGTCGAAGGCGAAGACGACAGCGACAGCCCTTTCTAGTCATGACCGAGATCCTGACTTTGGTTCTGGTTTTTGTAGTGATCGCCATCGTTAGCGGGGCGGTCAGCGAGTACGACCGGCTGCCGCCGCGCTAGGCGTTCTTCTTCGTGAACGGCGGGGCGTGCTTACCCCGGAAGTTCGCCATGTTCCCACGACCTCCGCCGCCGGGTTTCGACTTCGGCGGCGGAGCCTTTTTAGGAGCGCCGGGCGTGAACGGGGGCGCGGCTTTCTTCGGTGGTGGTGGTGTCGCGACACCCTGCTTGAAGGGTACGCCGGTCGAGGCCGGTGGGGCGGCCACGGCTTGCGTCATCATGCGGGCCAACGGGCTCGGGGGTTTTGCCATCAGGGTGTTCCCGGGTTGAAGGGGCGGGCGGGTTGGACGAAGACGTCCTTCGGCTTAACGTCCTGCGTCATCCAAGGGTATCGCTGCTTGCGCTGCAAGGGCGTGAAGTCTTTGCGGATCTGGACGTTGCGACTTTCGACCTCACCAGCGGAGTTGTGATATTTGAGCTCGGACGCCGGCGAGTAGTCGCCCATGTTGGCGCCGGGAGCGAAGCCTTCACGCGCCTGGACGCCGTGCATGAGTTCGTGCAGTCCCGTGCTCGGCTCCATGCTCGCGGGTGAGTGCTTCGAGAAAAAGAACTCGTCGGTGCCCGGATCGTAAGCCCCGTGCCAGAACATGGCGTCGGCGCCGCCTTGGCGGTGGTAGGGGCGTGTGAACAAGTCGGGGTAGGCGGCTTTCAGCTCCGGGTGGGTGACCACCTCGTCGACCGTCAGCGGCGCCGCGGTCGGGTCGTAGCCTTCGAGGTACTTGGCGCGGGCCAGCAAGTCCTCTTTCGTATGGGCCTTGGCCAGATCGATCGATCGCTGCGGGATCGGGCGTTGTAGCTGGTTGGTCAGATGCATTGCGGCTTCGTCGATCGGCAGGCCCAAGCTATCGGCCCGGTGAGCAAGGATCGAGGCAAGCTCGCTTTCGGTGGCGTCCTGGTTATGCGCTGCGACGCGCTTGTCTATCGCCGCCTTGCTGTTGATCACCGCGTTGTTGTCGGGGATCTCGAAGCGCCACTGGTTGTCGGCATCCTTGAACCAGCCGGTGGCGTCGTAGATCGAATGCTTGAGACCGCCGGCGGCTTCCATCTGCTGGGCGCGGGCGAGGGCTTCGAGGTCGGCGGTCTTCGCCAGGCGACCACCGAAGATCCCGAGCCCGGTCTCGCGGGCACCAGCCGAAGCTGCGCCATCGCCGACCATCGTCGACGCCCAATCGATGGCCCGGTTCACACCTTCCGGGCTCATCGGATCGACCTGTTTATAGGCGGCGTCGTGGGGAAACGTGACGACGTTGGCGAAAGCCGAGGCGAGGCCCGGGCCGAATTGCGCGAGTTTTGTCTGGGCGAGCTTGTCGTTGAACTCGTCGGGCACGCCGAGCGAGGTCAGGAGAGACGGCGGTGGCCGCGCCTTGGCCAGTTGCCGCTGCATCGCTTCCGGGTCGACCCCGGAGCCGACGGCGCCGGCGAGGATGTCGGGGAGCTCCATCTAGGTGAGCCCGGCCTGGGCAGCTCGAAGCGATTTCAGCTTGCTCTCGGGCTGCCCGATCGTCGGGAGGGTGAAGAGGTCGGCGAGCGGCGTCAGCGCGGGATCGGGCGACGGCGGCAAGGCGTCCGAGGCCGACTGGTAAGACAGGCCGAAGGCTTCGCCGGGCGGAAGGCTACCGCCGCCGGAAGATCCACCCCCGCCGCCGAATGATGCGTTTCCGGCGCCGCTGCCACCGAGGGCGTCGCTGAAGACCGAGGCGAGGTCGGGAGTGGCGCCGGGGCCGGCGTTGGGTTGGGTCGCGCCGGGCACCGGGGTCTCGGGCGAGGCGTAGTCGAGCTTGGGCTGGCCAGCGCCGGTGACGACGGCAGACGCCGCAGGCAGGGGTGCGCCCTTCTCGCCGGCGGCGAGGCTCTCGCCTTTGGCTTGGAGGTTCTCACCAAGGGTCTTGTTGACGTCAAAGCGGTGCCCGGCGGCGGATAGCTTCCGGAGTGTGATCGGGTCCCACCTTTTCAGGGGGATCAGCGACGCCACTTGAGCTTGAAGATGGTAGGGGGCGGAGAGCGCCGTCGGGTAACGAGAGAAGTCGACCCCGGCCCTCCGACCGAAGTCTTGCCAGGTGCCGTCAGTGATCTGGAAATAACCACGGGCACGGCCGGACGAGGTGGATTGGTTCGTGTTGGTGACGTTCGACCCGGAGCTCTCGAACCTGATGAGATCGGAGAGGAAGCTCATAGCGTCATCCTGTTGCGGAGTTGCTTGGCCTGCCCGGGAAGGGCGCCGGGGAGCGTGTCCGTGCCCGGCGGGATCTCGCCGCCCGGGAGACCGATGTTAGGGAGCGCGAACAACCCAGCTAAAGGTGAAAATTCAGGAGCTGTCGCCTGGGGAGTGGAAGTCGGCAGAGGTGCGTCCGCCGGCATGGTCTGGAGATCGTAGCTCGGCGCCGAGAAGTCGCCGACCAGGTGGCCGATGTCGCTGCTACCGCCGGCGCTTATCGAGGGAATACCGCTGTTATTAGCGTCACTACCGTCACCGCCGCCGAACACCGACGCCAGGCTCGATCCCGTGCCCGCGGGCACCGGGCCTGTAGATGATGTCGGTGATGTCGGTGATCCTGTTGCTACTTTCCCGCCGCGAGCTCCGACTGGCTCGATGTGCCAGTTCTCGTATGACATCGGGAAAACAAGCCCGAACTGGCCGGCCATCTGATGCGCGGCCTGCATCGCCGCCGGCGATCCATAGGAGAGATCCACGGCGTTGCCGAGGTTATGCTGGGAACGTCCCGGCGGCGCCACCCACTTGCGGGCAGCCGCGACCGACCCGTACTTCGCCACGGCGCGCCGGAAGAGATCTGCTTGATGCTCCGGGGAACGGTAGCCCGACTTGATCCCGATCTGGGCGCCGAGGTTGTTGGGCAGTGCCCGGCGAAGAGCTTCCAGGCTGGAGAGGAACCCCGGCTGGATGCCAGACGTACCTGTGAGAAGCCCGAACGCCATCAGCGCGCTCCGGCCTGGCCGCTGACGATCTTCATCTTGTCGCCCATGCTCATGCCCGCAAGCGTGGCGTCGTCATAGCCTTGTTTGCGCAGAGCGTCGTTGAGTTGCCCCTGGGTCATGGCCGCGCCGCTGTAAGGCTGCCCGCTCAAGCCGCTGATCGCGGCGTTGGAGAGGATGCGGGAAAGCGTCGGCCGGTTGAGCATGCTCTCGGCGAGGCTCGGCGGGTTGACGATGCTGCGCGTGAATTGGTCGCTGGTGAAGCGGTTGCCGATGAAGCGGGCGAGCGCCGGCGTCCCGAGGGCGGCAGCTATGGCCGCCGGCGCGATCGGCGATCCAGTGAGCGCTGCGACCAACCCGCCGATGCCGGTGGAGGTGATCCCACTCAGGATACCGGGGCCGCCGAGGGTATTCCCACCCTTCCCAGGGAGTGTCCGGGTCGGCTGGGTCTTCGCGGCCCGCATCAGGAGATCCGTGGCGTTCATGCGCTCGGCGAGTGCCGGGTTCGGCGCGTAGAGGTCGCGCACGTCGGGATGGTTCTGCTGCGACCACCAGGCCGAGGCTTTGCCGGGGTCGAGCGTCTCGGGGCTGGCGTCGGGCGTGCCCGCGGCTACCGGCCCGCGGGTCTGGAGCTCGTACTGGTCGGCCATCAGTTGCGCGAGACCCCGCGGGTCGTGCTCGGCGAGCGCACGCATCTGGTCGAGGTTGGCCTGCCCGCTGCCGCCGAAGAGTTTCGTGTAGGCTTCGCCCTGCGGAATGGTCTTGCCGAGGCGGTCGGGCGTCAGGCTCCCGATGGCGTCGCGCTGATCCATCAGCTCGCTGGCCCGCTGCTCGATGGCGTCGAACACGCCTGCCGGGATGCCGGCGCGGGTCGCGGCGTCGCGCATGGTCTGGGTCTGCGCCACCCGGATGGCTCGGCGCATTCCGGCGTCGAGGGCGACGCCGGTGTCCGTGCGGGTGCCGTAACCGCGTTGACTGCGCTCGACCTGGAAGCTCGGGCCGGTGTTGTCCCAGATGTCGCTGTCGATCCGGGCGAGAAGAGCCTGCTGCGCGGCAACGTCGGCCGGGGTGGCGTTCGCAGGCAAGGGTGCCGCCGCCTGTGCCCGCTGTGCCCGAAGAGTTTGATCCAGCGCCTGGTCGACCGGGAAACGTGAATTTACATCCGACATCTGACCGAAGTGCCGGATGGTCGGCCCCTGCGTGGCGAGGTCGGTGAGCGGGTCGTCGAGCATCGACGCTCGTGCCGCCCGCTCGGCGACGACGCTTACTGGTGTTGCTCGCGGCAGGCGCGGCTGCCCGGTGGCCGGGTCGATCTGGCCATGCAAGCCGACCACTGGGTCGTTGTACTGGTAATCGATGGCGTCCTGGATGTTGCGGTCGGCGGTGGTCGCGACACCGATGCCTTGCTCGCCGAGACCGGCCTTGCTGATCGGGCCGGTGCGGGGGGCGCCGCGAAGCTGCGCGGCGTTCTCGCGGGCAGCAGCGTCCAGGGCTCCGTACTGGGCCCGGCGCGCGGCGTAGGAAGGCCCGCCACCGTAGGGGAAGACAGAAAGCGCGTCTTCGAGATAGGCGGCGAGCTTGTTGCCGACCAGGCCGAGGCTGGGCGGCACGTTGATCTGGTCGGCGGCCCGAAGGCGAGCTGCCGACGACGCCGGGCCGCCGGGGTTGGTCAATCCCCGACTGAGGGCTTCCCGGCCGAGGTAGCCACCAACCGGCACAGCGAGGCCGCCACCGAGGAGCTCGCCGTAGGTCTGACCACCCTCGCCGCCGGTGATCGCGTGCCCGACGGCGCCGCCGAGTTCGCTGCCGCCCTTGATCAGCCCGGCGTTGACACCGGTGCGAGCGGCTCCGCTGGTCAAAGTCGAGACGATCTCGGGAAGGCGGGCACCGGCCGCCGGAGCACCAAGACCGCCGGTGACAATCAATGGCCCGGCGAGGTTTCCGGCGACGCGGGCTGCGCTGTCTCGGTAACCGGGCACCGGCGGGACATATTTGTTGTAGAGGTCGACGGCGCCGGTTAGTTGCGGCTCGGCGAGGGGCTTCCCGGCGGCACGGTTATAGAGGTTGGCGATGCCCGTGCCCGCGCGCGAAGGTAAGTCAGCGAGGCTGGCGACGCCTTCGCCGGCACCGTGCGCGAACTCTCCGGCGTTGCCGAGAAGGTTCATCCAGAAGCCTTCCGGGCGAGGAGCATCCGGCGCGGCGGCAGCGGCTGCGGCAGCAGCGTCGGCCGCGTCCTGGGCGTCCTGGGCGTCCTGCTGTTCTTGTACCTGCGCGGGGGTAAGGGCGGCCATCTACTGAGCCTGGGTTGGTGGATGGTTTTGGAGGTAACGCGCCGCCGCAGCGGGAGTGTAATGCCCCCAGTTCGGCGGCACCGGCACGCCCGGCGGCAAGATCAGCTTGTTGGGCCCGCCTGTCGGAGCGGTGACTTGCGATGCGGCGGGATCGACCGGGTCGGGTGGGTAGAGGCTGTCGTCGAACTGGACCCCGAAGCGTTTGAGGCCATCAACCTGCGCCTTGTGGCGTCCCTCCGGGTCGCCGGCGAAGGCGTTGTTCTGGATGCCGTTGAGCAGGAAGACCATCGCTTGCAGCTTGTTGGCGCGGGTCTGCGGGTCGGCGTTGTCGGCCTGCGACATGGCGAAGGTGCGGATGTTCTGCGGCTTCTCGCCACCGGGGAAGGCCGCCCCCGACAGGAGGTAGAGGTTGAGCGTGAACTGGTTGAGCGCCTGGAGATACCGGCGCGACGACGGCGGTGCGTTTTGCTCGATCCAGGTCTCGATCGTCGAGGGGTCGTTGGTCGGGTTGCCCCACACCTGCCAGAAGGCGTTCGGGATGTCGCCGGGCGGCGTGTCGCGGATGTGGGCGTAGGCGGCAGTCAAGACCGGCACCAGCGTCTTGTCCCGGTTCTGGTCGGCGGTGCCGACATACTCTTGTCGCTTGCCGACTTGCTGGGTGACGACAGGCAGGCCGTTGGCCCCGGTCGTGACTGCGCCCGTGTCTGCGGGCACGGCCTCTGCCGGAACCGCCCCGGGTGCGGCAACAGCGACACCCGTCGGAGTGATCCCTCCGACGGACGGAGCCAGGCCGCCGTCGGCCGGCGTCGCCGGCGCCGGAGCAGGATCGGCTGCCGTGATCGGCTGGCCAAGCATCCGTGCCCGGACCTGTGCCGGGGTCAACATGCCGGCGGGCTTGACCGGCATAGCCATGCGGAAAACCGGATTGCCGACCTCGTCTTTGGCGCCGGTGTCGACCGACCGCGGCGTCAGGATCTGGTTGGTGTAGGCGGTCTCGTAGTCGTTGAGCTGCAACTGCGTCGGGACGAAAGCCGGATTGGCGACGATCTGCGCCGAAATATCGTCGAGGTGCCCGCGCTCGATCGCATCGCCGCCGGTGCCCTTGTTGTAGACACTGCTCGGCGCGGCCGGAGCGCCACCGCCGGACGACTTCCACGTCTTGGTCACCGGGTCGTAGGTCTGCATCGTCGATTTTTCAGGCTGCGAGACCGAGGTCTCCTTGGCGACGATCGTCTCCAGCATGGGTATGAGCTGCTGCTCTTCCGGAGTGAGCGACCCCGGTGCTTTGGCCTTGAGCGCGGCGAGATGAACAGCCGCAGGACCGACGCCGGAAGTGCCGAGCGGGTTGGCGGCAAGGTCGGCCTGGGCTTTGGCCTCGGCCTTGGCCTGTTCGAGGGCGACGTCGTAAGGGAGCTTGCCCGCGGCTTCCCGGACGGCGTTCACGGCCGGGGCGGTATCCCCCGAAGTGATCATGGTGCTCGTCGTCGGCATCTGGCCGGTGAGGGTCGCCGCAAGACGCATCCGGTCGGGCGTGAGGTTGACGGCGGCGGGTCCGCCGGGGGTCAAGCCGGAAGCCAGCGCCTCGTTGCCGAGATCCTTGCCGTAGCCGGTCGACAGGTCGCTGGCGTCCTTGGCGATGTAGGGGTAGAGCGAGCCACGGGCTTTCGCTGCCGCGACCTGGTCGTTGTAGTAGTTCTGGTCGACGATCGCCGGCGGCGCCGACACCGGCACACCGTTCACCGGGCCGGCGATCCGGGAGATCTCCACCGGGGCAGGCTGGTCGGCCGGTTTGGGTATGGCCCCGACGAGGCCCTGAGTGATGCCGGGCACGGCTCCCGCCCGGACGCCGGCGAGCGTCTTGAGGTCGGTGGCTTCCTGCCCGGTCTTGATGCCGAGCTGGCGCTGCTCCTCGGCCTGCTGCTGATAGACCTGGTTCTGATAGTAGTCGTTCCAGATCTTGGACTTGGCGAGCTCCATCTTCATGACCGTGTCGGGGTCATTCATGGCGTTCTTGAAGATGTCCGAGAGGTTGAGGCTCGGACCCTGGTTGACGCGGAGACCGATCACAGCCATGCGGTTAGCCTATCTTGAGCCCGGGCGTGTAGGACCATTGCACCGGGTTGACCGCCTGCTGGGTGCCGTAGACGGCGAGGTCGCCGCGCCGGCGCTCGTTCATCTGGTCGATGGTCAGCCCGGATTTCCCGAAGATGTCGGCGACGTAGTTGTCGAGGCCGCCCGACGAGCCGCCGTAGCTCGAGACCGTGGCCAGGGCGGCGATCCGCTTCTTGGCCTCCTGGGCGGCGGCGTTGAGCTTGCCGGCGAGGTCGGCGTGGAAAGTCGGATCGTCGCTGAGACGCTGCGAGGGGAGCATGTATTTGTCGGCGATCGAGGTGTCGGTGCCCGGGGTTGGCGATCCCGCGGCTGGCGTCGCCGTCAGCGGCGTCTGGCTGGAAAGGTAATCGTTGAGACGGTTGGCTTCGGCGCCCTGCGCCGCCGTCTGGGCACCGGCAGATACACCTTGCACGGCGGCCTGCTGGGCGGCTTCGGCCTGTTGGCGGGATTGCTCCTGCTTGCGATTCTGGTCGGCGCGGTTCTTCTCCTGCGTGGCGAACCACTCGTCGTAGGACTGCTTCTGCTTGGCCTGTGCGCTCTGCTGGCCAGCGAAGTCGGCGATGCCGGACGCCATCGAGGCGATCGCCATGATTGTCGGGTCGCACATGATTGGCCTCTAGCCGTTGACGATGTTGCCGGAGCCCTGCTTACCGGGCAGGCCCGACTGAAAGTTGCCAACCAGGTTCTGGTTGTTGAAGCCGCGCATGATGTTGGCCCCGCCGACCGCGGCGATGTTGAAAAGCTGGGCGAGCGGCGACAGGTCGGGGGCGGCTAGGGAGATGTCGCGCACGGCGGCGGTCGCCTGGTTGGCGGCGACATCGGGATTTTCCGTGGCATAGAGCTGTGCGACTGCCTTCGACTTCTGCGCAGCGACGTCGGCTTTCTTGGCGCCAACCGCCTGGTCGGCCTTGTTCGCGATGTCGGCGCTGCGGTCGGCGTTCTGAGAGGCGAGGTCGGCGTCGAGGGCAGCGCCGGCCGACGAGGTGCTGGTACCCGCGCGGGCGAGGCTATACATGGCGCTGTCCTGCGCCTTCCCGAACTGCTTGGCGAGATCGGGGTTGTAGTAGTCGAGGATTTGGTTCTTGTAATTGTTGTAAAAGTCGTCGCCGAAGCCGCCGGTGACCGCGCCGGTCGGGTCGTTGGTCGTGTAGGAGAAGGCTTTCCCGGATTTATAGATCTTCCCGTCGGGGCCCATGATCGCGGTGACCCCGGCTCCCGGCGCAGCCGGAGTCGCAGGCGTGCCCGGCGTGCCCGGGGTCTGGATGTAATTCCCGTTGTTGTCCCAGGCGCCACCGCCGGGCGTGCCTGGCGTCGCTGGCGTGCCCGCGAGGGCTTTCCCGTTGGGGCCGACTTGGACCCGGGTATAGCCCTTCGGCAGGACGGTCTTGTCGTTGAAGTTCTTCCAATCGAAGGTGTGCGACGTCGGGGCTCTTACCGGCCGCCCCTCGAAGGCGAAGCCGATCTTCTTGAGGCCGGTGTTGAGCCGGGTCTGGCGCAGAGCCTCTTTCGCAGCGGCGTCCTTGGCCTGCTGTTGCTGCTCTTTGACGATCTGCGAGTTGTCGGCGTGCGCTTTGCCGCCCATCAGAATACCCTTCCGCCAAAGTTTCCGCCCATGCCGCCGGCCAGTTGCTGGACCCGACGGCGGCGCTCGGCTTCCGCATCGAGCGGTCGGTCTTCCCCGGGGCCGGTGCCGAACACTCCTGCGCCGCCGGTAGTGGTCAGGCCGGGCCCAAATACGCTGGCCAAGGCTGGTGCTGTCATGCCTTCCGGCAGCGGCCCGCCCGGGACTGATCCACCATAAGCCGTGCCCGGATCGACGCCGGGTCCGCTCGGGCCCGTCGGGCGTACCCTCGGGCTGGGCGGCGAGGTCAGACCACCGGCAGCGCCGCTGCGGACGCCGACTTTCTTGACGGCGTCGGCTAGCCGCTGCTGGCGTGAGCCGGTCACGCCGGCAGCGCCGCCGGCTTGCCCGGGCGCAATGACGGAACCGCCACCGCCGCCCTTGCCGGCGCCGCCACGGGGCATCATCACGTTGCCAGATTTTCCGCCCATCTAAAGGCTCCTTCCCAGGATCGTGCCGATCGGAACGAAACCGGCTTTCGCGAACAGGTTGATCAGGCTCTTCATCTCTTCCATCCCGCTGGCCAGGGGAGCGTGGAAGGCGCAGGCGCCGTCGCCTTCGGCCATCTCGGTTGCTACCGCGACAAGAACCCTACCGACCGCCGAGCGCCGGTGCCCGGGCACGACATAAAGCGTTCCGAGCACCGCTACGGGAGCGAAGCAAAAACTATCGTCGAGCGAATAAGAAGTGACGCCGATGATCGTGTTGTCGTCGCGGCTCCTGGCGATGATGTGCGGGCACGCGCCGTAGGCGATCACGCGGTCCAGCCAGGCTTTGGCCTTGGACGGCGCATAGACGATGCCGCGGGATTTGTAGTCGGCTTCCTCGAAGAAATCGTCGAAGAGCGCAACGAGCTCGTCGACGTCGCTCTTGCCGGCGAGCCCGAAGTCGACGTCGTCCAGGGTCCTCTGGACGAGCCTACGCTGCGGCGGAATGGTGGTTATGGCGGTGTTCATCGGCGGTCGTGACCCACAGAAACAGGTCTTCCCCGCCGGCACCAATCCCGGCCAAGTTGGCGACTGCTGTGAAACCGAGGTGCCCGAGCCAGCGGGCAGATAATCGGTTTTCGGGCTGACCGAGCGCCTGCACGGCTGCGAGCCCATCGTGGAGCATCTCCGGGACCATAGTCCGGATGATGAACTTAGTCACCGACTTGATGACTTTACGGGTGTGCTTGGTGCCGAAGCCCCACGCCTGGCCGTGATCGTGGGCAACGGCGGACACGCCGAAAGCGAAGGTGGGTTCGCCGCCGAGGTAAGCGCAGCGGCGATATTTCGCGCACCAGGCGGCGGTGGCGAGGCGTGAGGGTATATCGAGGTCGTTCCGGGTGATGGAGAGCTCGCGAACGTCTTCTGCCCGCAGGTTGGCGGACACGAAGAGCAGATCCTCGAAGGTCGGCTGGCGGATCTCGATCATCGTACCGCCCGCGACAGGATACCACCGAGGGATTTCGCGATCAGCGGCAGCATCTGACTGAGATCCTGGTCCACTGGTGCCATCGGCGGCGGTGAGGCTTCGCCGGTGAAACCGGGGACGTAAGCCGGACGGTTCGGGTCGGTGAGAACCTCGTGCCCGACGGCGTTGTTGAAGAGATCGCGGAGCCCCATGGCGCTCTCGGTCTTGGGGCCGCCATAAGTGTATTCCGGAGCGTTGATGAAGGCGCTGCTGTCGGGCATCGGCGGCAGGCCCTCGCCGGCTTCGCTATCGGGGCCGGCGTCGGACGCCTCTTCGCCGGCGAGCAGCGGGAGCTGCCCGGCGGCTTCCGCGCCGGGTCCGCCCGGTGGGCCAGCTTCGAGGCTTGGCGCGATCGCGCCGGCCGCGGGTCTGGGCACGGGCAGCGGCTGGTACTGTTGTTTATTATGGAGCTCAAGGGCTTTCCGGGTGAGCGGTCCGATGATGCCGTCGATCTTGCCCTTATAGAGGCCCTCGGCCTTCAGCATCTCCTGGGTTCTGGCGTTGCGCTCGTTGATCATGTTTCTTCATCCGCAAGAGCGTAGTGGATGGCGGCATTGGATATGAGGGCCGCGTTGGCGTCGTTGTTGTAGAAGCGGATCGAGAAGTGCGTGCTCTCCCCGGCGAGAGCGGCTTTCTGTGCCCGCCAGGTCGGTGACGAGAAGGTGCCAAGGGTCTCCTCGTCGTCGGGATGATCGTAGTCGAAGGAGTTCTTGACCGTCCAGGAGCCGGACACCGTCGCGTCGATCGCGGCGAAGATCTTGTTGGTCGCGGGCTTGCCCATGTCGAGGTAGGGGAGCCGGATCTCGACGCCGCAATTGTCATATTGCTGGCCGTCGTTGCCGCCATAGACGTAGAGGTCGTCGCCCGAGCGCAGGAAGATGCGCCCGCCACAGGTCACAGCGTGGTCGATGGTGAACGGCACGGTGTAGTAGGACCAGGCGGTGATCTTCGGGCCGGGGAAGGCTGAGAGGACATAGATCTCGTTGGAGAAGACCATCCAGAAACGCCCGACGATCGGTTCGAGCAGGGCTTTAGCTTTTGAGAAGTAGCTCTGCCCTCTGGTGGTGTAGAGACTTTGGAGCAAGCCGTCGATCGGGGAGCCGATATCCGAAACCGCCGCGGCGTTGGAAGCGTCGCGGGCCCGCACGGACCTGATCCCGGAAGTCGCCAAGTAAAGGACATCCCCCGAACCATATTGTTGCGTCGAGTTCGGCGCGATCGTGCCCGCGGATCGCAGGACCTGGTCGAGGGCGTTCTGGAGAGGGTCGGGGTCGACGCCCCAGAGCTGGGTGGTGACCGAAGAGAAGACCGCGAGCTTGTCATAATAGACTTCGAGCGAGGTGAGGAGCTCGCCGCCGCTGTCCTGGTTGGAGAGGTTGATGAAGCCGGCGCCGTTGGCCGGCGGGTCGGGCGGCGGGTCGATCCAGATGGTCGGGTCGTTGATCGCCGAGAAGAAGAGGTTGTTGCCGGACACCGAATAGACCTTGGTGCGGTAGGTCCGGATGTAGAGGCCCTTGGCGAGGGTTCCCGAGGCGTCATTGATCAGGACCCCGTTGTAGTAGTGGAAGACCTGGCTACTGCCGACGGTCCCGGCGGGATCGAAGGCGGTCATGTAGATCTTGCCGTTGAAGGTGTCGAAGTCGACCTGGGCCAGCGTCAACGAGGTGTTGGGGATGCTCTGGTAGGCGAGCGAGACGCCGGGCACGGCAATCACCGGCGGCGTCAGGGTGACGCTGCGGGTGAAGGCGTAGAGAACGCTTTCGGTGGCGGCGAGACCGAAGGAGTTGGTGAGGGTGGCGATCTTGATGAAGGCTCTTCGCTTGGCGATCTCGCCGCCGGGCGTGATGACGGCGTTGACCAGGCGCTGGAGCGTGCCCGGCGCCGAGGTCAAGGCGGATTTGCGGGTGTCGAGACCGGCGGCGAAATTCTCGATCGCGAGGTATGGCACCGATCAGCCCGTCATCGGGATGTAGTCGAGGCCCTGCGTCGGCAGGCGAAGGCTCACTCCCGATCCAAGGGTCGAGACCCTTTGCTTGGCCGAAACCGTGTTGCCGAGGATCGCGAGAAGGTGGGCCTGGGCTTTCTTCAATTTGTTAGCGGCGTCTTCGGCCTTCGCCCGGGCGAGGAGTTCGGACGCGACGAAGAGGACGATCGCCATCGCGTCGAGGGTCGAGACGTCGGTGTCGGCGATAAAAGCGTTGAGCGGCTTCATGCCACGGAAGCGCATCCACCAGGTGTTCGAGACTGGCGTCGGCCAGATGCGGAACTGGTTGCCTTCCGGGCGCCAGACCTGCGGGCCGTCGCCGGATTGCGAGTTGGCGCCACCGGGCATGATGTAAGTCTCATCGAGGCCGTAGACGAGATCGCGCCAGTTGGTGGCGTTGGCCGGCGCGACATACGACTTGCGGATCATCTCGAAGTCGAAGGTGGCGGGGTAGGAATAGACGAACTGCCCGGCAGCCGTCTGCACGTCGCCCGACTGCATCAGGGTGGGCCACTGGTAGGCGGTCCACAGCTCGAGCTGGGCCCGCTTGAGCAGGTATTTGAGGACGTCGACGACGTTCTGCCCCTGCGTCGTCGAGAGCGAGTGCCCGGCTTCGGCGCGGAGGTTATAGACGCAGTTGGCGAGAGTGTCGGTCTGCACCTAGATGACCTCTTCGGCGTCGCTAGGCTCTTTCCTCTTGTGATGCGACCGCTTCGGCTTGGGGTCGTCATCCTCGGCGTCGTCGACCTCCTCGACCGTGATCTCTTCCTCTGCTGGCGTGGTCTCGACCGCGCCGGTCAGCGGGTTGAGCCACGGCGTGCCCGGATCGAGCAGGGTCATCTCGGCGGCGTCGAGCTCCATGCGGGCGTTACGCCCGACCCAAACTTGCTTGTGAACCACCTCGCCGTAGATCAGGCCAAGGCGTTCTTTCTCGGCTTTGGCGGTCTGCTCGACGTAAACGAACGGCTTGACCTCGCGCACTGCCTCGTCGCCGTGGAGCGTGCGCAGGACTTCGACCTCCGGCCACGAGATCGGCTCGAACGGCCCGCGCGGGACGACCTGCTGGTCGTCGTTGGCGATGGCGACCAGGGCGACGCAGAAGTGCATGACCGTTTCCTCTTGTTGTGGCCCGGTGCGGGCACCGGGCCACAGTTATGCGATGTCGATCAAGCAATGTCGATCACGAGTGACGAGTTGAACTGCTTGCCGACCAACTGGCAAGTCGTCGTGATCGAACGGTACATGAGGAACTGGTTGGCCGGCCGGGAGGGGGTGTGCTGGTGCATCCACTCGCCGGTCATCGCCTCGACGAAGATGTTCGACAAGTCGAGCCAGTAGCAGCGTTTGTTGAGAGTGAGATCGTCCATCGTCGGGTCGTAGACGAACGAGGTGCCGGCGAAGTTCATGCCGCCCATCGCGCCGTCCTGCTCGCCCTTGAAGCCGGTCTGCGTGTAAAGGCCGTTGGCGCGCATCTCGGTTTCCATCGCGCCGAGGAAGTCGGACCCGCAGAAGGCGTCGGTCGGTTGGCCGCCGTAGCGGATGAGCTGCCGGCGCTGCTTCTGGAGCTCCTGAAGGAGCGCCCCGCCGTTGGTCGGCGAGGAAGTCACGGCGCCGCCCGACGCGGCGGTCCGGGCGAGGTTGCGCCACCACTCGTTACCGACGGTCGCGCGGTTGATGCCGCCGATCGTTCCGACGGCGGGATTGGCGGCGACGAGGAAGGCGATGCCGGCCATCGCCTTGGGGTCGGCAACGCCGTCGCCGTAAGACAAGAGGTTCATGCCGCGGGCATAGCTCTCGCCGAGGTCGAAGAGCTTGTCTTCGAGCAGCCCGACGAGGACGGTCATCTCCCTCCCTGAGTGGGAAGACGTGTTCTCGCCGTTGGTATCGACGACGGAGATGCCGTCGATCTTCAGCTCGGTGTGGGTGAGCTGAAGGCCGAGATGGTGTTCGCGCCAGGGGAAGTTCGCCCTGAGCAAGTTGGCCGGCGTATAGAAGTTGACGGTGTCGTTGTGGGTGTAGCCCTTGACGACGTCGTTGCCCGAGCCGTCGCCGAACTTGCCCGACACGCCAATCGAGATCGAGCCCTTGCCGCCGGGGAAGGACTTCTTTTTGCGGGTCAAAGCGTCCCAGAGTGGGCGCTTCTGAAGGGTCTGACGGAACACGTCGCCTTTCGAGAAGTAAAAATCGAGGGCGGCGTTAGCGATATTGGTGATTTCTCCGGCTGTGAAAGCCATGGGGTTTGCGCCTTGGATCAGGCGCGCTCACGCCTCGAATTTTCCAAGCCTTGCAGGGCTGCTTCCATGAGGGTCTTCGGGGCCGCACGCGCCGATGGTTGCTGCGAATTGCCATTCGGCAACGGATTGGTCGGGCGAGGTGGCGGCAAGAGGCGCCGGTACTGTGCGGTCACTTCGGCGTGAGCTTCCTGGACGATGTCCAGGGCCTCTTTCACCGTACTGATCCGCCCGCCGCGTTCATGCAGGATCGCCTGAGTGGTCCGCCGGATGGCGTCGGCTTTTGCCCGGTAGTCGGGATCGCGTGAAGCCAGTTGGGTCTCGAAGCTGGTGACGGCCCGTTGCACATCGGCTTGGACGTGCTGGACCCGTGACGACTGAACCTCGGTCTCGCGTTGACCGGCGATAGCTTCCGCCCGCGCCGCGTCGAACCGTGTTCGGGCAAACTCGCGTGCCGCCGCCTCGGTCATGTGGCCTTGCTGGACACGCTGCCCGAGATCATCCGGGAGGACTAATCCCAGATACTCCTGCGCTCGTCTGACGAAGGGTCCTACCTGCTGGTAAAAACCCTGCCAGTCGCCGCGCCTGACGGCCGCCGCAAGAGAGACCGCTCGGACGACGTCGTCCGAGGAGAGGTCGTTCTCCTGTGCGAAGTTTGCGAGTTGACCCCCGATCTCGGCTACCGGCTGCAACTGTTGCAGATCGGCGACCTGGCGCTGGAGCTCACTCCTCTGGTTAAGGAGGGTTCTGAACTTCTTCGCCATCCGCGGCTTCATGTCCGCGGTGTCGGCCTCGGTCGGATTGTCGTCTTCGCCTTCTGTCCCTTGGCTTGCTTGCTCTCCGCTAACGATGGCGGGTGACGCGGGAGCGTCGGTAGCCTTATCCGCAAGAACGTCACCCTCGGTGTCGGCAGGGACTACCTTGAGGACGGCGTCGAGTAGTGTCGGCTTTTTCCCGGTTTCCCCTGACTGCGCCGGCGATGGCGTGGTCTCGCCAGAAGACCCGGCGTCTGCGGCGGGGGGCGGCGCAGACGCCGTTGTGGCCGTCGATGGGGTGGTAGCGATCGAGGGGGTATCTTCGGCCACGGTTTGAACTCTTACGCTCGATCAGTTGAGTTGTGAAGGCGGCGGACCAGGGGGAGCCGCATTCATCGGCGTCGGCGCCGAAGATTGTGGGCTCGGCGGGGCCGGGCTGTTCGACGCGCCTTGCGGCCCCTGCGCGTTGGGATCGGGAGCGCCGGGGGCGGAAGACGCGCCCGGCTGCATGCCGTTCTGGGCGAGGATCGACGGCATGCCCGAGGTAACCGCGTCCTCGATGCTGATGCTGTCGTCCATCCGGGAAATGGCTTGCTTGGCCATGAAGATCGGCGTGATGCCCGGGATCTGCATGAGGATCGGGGCGAGCCGCTCGAAGTTCTGAAGCTCGCGGGCTTGATCCGGCCGGCCAGAGGAGCCGGCCTCGATGTCGAGAACGAGATTGCGGGCGACGTCGCCTTTGGTGAGGGATGGCCAGATCGCGCCGGGCCCGACGATCTCCATCACGGTCTCCTGGGAGACGTTCAAAAGAAGGATTTGTCCGGCGGCTTGGGCCATCGCGGATAGGGTGTCGTCGATATCATCGACTTCAGAGCCCGTCGCGGTGGCCTTGGCTTGAGCGGCGATATTGCTTTCGGTGGCGGTGGCCCCAGCAGTAGGTCCAAGATCCGCCGACTGATCGCCGACCACGCGGAGGAAGTCCTGGAAGACTTCCTGGGTGGCGTAGATGTTGGGATCAACCGGCACTCCCTTGATGCCCTGGAGAACTTGATTGATGTCCTGCCCGGGCTGAAGCCCGGATATCGCGACCAAGGCGTTGACGGGCAAGGTGCGCAGGACGTCGAGGTCTTCCGCAGAGAGCGTGCCCTCGGAGTAAGCCGTCTTCGGGCGGTTGGCGAAACGGTGCTCGCGCAGGCCCTGGCGGGAACGATTGAGCTCGAGCTGCATCGAGCGGATCAGCGTGACGTCGGACGGGGGAAAGACTTTTCCTTCGGTTTCGTTGAAAGCAACCAGGAACCACGGCCAGAAGGCGTCGGTGTAATACTCGGGGGCGGCCGGCTCGCGCAGGAAGTCGGGATAGCCGTCACAGACAATGTAAACCAGGCCGTCCTGCTTGTTGAAGGCTTCCCAGACCAGCATCTTGGCCGGGTTGTCCTTGTCGGAGAACGGGTTCCCGGTGAGCTCCTCGACCTGGCCGAAATCGGTGGCGCCGTCGATCGTGCGGTAGGCTGTGGCCGCGGTGCCGACGTCGACGCCGTAGGTCTCCTGGATCTCGTCGGCGGTCAGGCAATACTCCTCGGCGGCCCAGTTGCAGCCGAGGAAGTTTCTGAGCGCCGTACAATTTTTGTCGGGAATGATCGCCGTCGATTTCGGCCACGAGAATTGCAGGCCCTCGCGCACCACGATGTCGGTCTTGCCGGAAAGCTCGGCGATGAGCAGGCGAAGCTGCTCGGCCTCGGGCGCGTCGGGCTGGGTCTCGTTGTCGGCGATGTCGGCGGAGACGCGCTCGATCACGGCGAGCTGGCGCTCGGCGTCGGCGAGCTGCGTGTCGAGGTCAGGCGACCGGCCCATGACACGCTGGAAGCCGACCCTGACCCAGCCGACGCCGGAGGTAGTGGCGCGGCGCACGGTCATCTTCATGCGCGACTTGAACGACTGCTGCTGCTGAGAGACCTCATACTGGTAGAGGATCTCGAGAGTGCGGGCGATCTTGTTGGACTGATCGACTTGCAGCTTGACGTTCTGCGCGTCGGCGATGATGGCCTGGGCCTGAGTGACCTCGTCGGGCGACGGGCCTTGCGGGATGCCGATGCCCGCCTGCCCGGCGGCGCTTTGCAACATGCCCATCAGGCCGCCGGGAGCTCCTCCCGGCCCACCCGGTCCGGAAGGGCCTCCTCCGACCGGGGGGCCTGCGCCGTTGGACGAAGGAGGGGGCGGCCCTGATCCATCTGGGGAAGGCAAACCAGGACCGCCGGACGGCGGAGGGCTGGGTGGTCCGCCGCCGCCATTCAAGCCGGGTGCATTCGGGGGCAGGCCCGCTGGCGGAACCTGCCAGGAGTATTCCGGCTGGCCAGTGAGGGTCGCCAGCGGCGACACGCCGGCGTTACCGCCGGTGAGACCTAGCTGCGAAGCCGCGATGCCGAGCCCGGCGCCGAGCACCAGCTTCTGCATCTGCTGCTGCGCCGCCTGCGCCTGGGCAAGGACGTTCTGGGCTTCCTTGAAGCTCTGCGCGGTGCCATCCCAGACGGTGGCGTAGAGCTTCGGGCGTGGTTTGGCGATCGCCGTCGGGTTCTTGGCGTAGAGCGCCGCGACCCGCTGTTTGACGTGACGGAGAGTGACGTTGGCGACGTAGCGATCGTCGAACTGATCGTTGAACGCCGCCGACTTGGTCTCCTCGTCCCACTGGTGCCCGGCGCAGAATTTCTGGTCGCGGATCATCTGCCGGAACCGGGGTTCCCAGTGCTTGCGAGCAGACTTGATGTCGTCGACCCATTTGGTGACGAGGGCTTTCCGCTTCTCGTCGATCTCGGGCGGTGTGCGGTCGACGATCTTCCCTTTGGGAGCTGGCGGCGCCCCCGGCGGAAGACCGAAGGGATCTTCCGCCGGCAGGCCAAGAGGCGGCGTCGGTGCGCCGAACGGGCCGGGAGGAACAGGTCCGCCGATCGACATCTACCAGCCTCCTGGAATGCCCGGTGCCCGGCGGGCACGAGCAGCTTCCTTCTTGACCCAACCGAGCGTGCCCGGCTTCGGGCCCGTGTCCTGGGGCTTGGGTTTCCGGTTGGGCACGAACATCCCGAGACCAAGCCCGATCCAGGCGATGAAGTCGACAAAATCGTCGTGAGTGCCGTAGGGGAACTTGAGCAGCTCGTCGCGAGCTTCGGCCCACCACGGCGCGAAAGAAGGAAAGTAGACCATGCGCATGGCCATGCGACCGTTAATCGCCTGTGCCCGGGTCTTTTTGTCGTGGGTGGGAGTAACTTCGACGACCGAACAGAAGGTAGAGCGTTCGAGCATCCGCTTCCGCAAAAAGGGGCCAATTGATTTGGAAATATGACCCTTTTCTGCCCACCAGTAGAGGGGCTTGTAGTCGGCCATCAGGTCGATCATGCGCTCGACCACCT